GTTCATTTCGACTCCCCTCGTTGAAGCTGCCCAGCTGATGTGCGGTCCAAGGAATCACTATGAACACTTTGAGCGGCTGAGGGGTGTGGATGTGGCCCGGTTCGTAGATGATGAGCCAGTTATCATAAGCAGGCAAGGTCCAAAAGTCCTCTATGTGGAAAGATATCATGGGAAGGACACTATGGAGATTGCTGCGTTGGTCCATGAGCTCCAAGGGGAATGGCAATGCAAAACTATCTTCGTGGATGGTATTGGGATTGGGGCTGGAGTTGTTGATAGGCTAGGCAGGCATGGTCTGAAGCTTCCTGTGCAAGATATCATTGTCTCTATGAAGTCCACCAAACCTCAGGAGTATGTGAATATAAGATCACAACTCTGGGGTGATATGAAGATTTGGCTCCAGAATGGTGGGGATATTCCTCAAGAACTGGAGGATTTAAAGAAACAACTGATAGGAATGACCTATGGATTCAATGCCAAACTCCAGGTACAGCTCACCACAAAGAAGGATCTGAAGAAGCAAGGAATGCCATCCCCGGATATAGCTGATGCACTCGCTCTGACAATGGCCGAAACCATTTTTATCCCTCGACTTGTTACCTCTTGCCGGGCCAGGAAGATCATTCACCAGAAGAGAAGGCTATAGAGATATAGGAGCAACTGCATAAAAATAACTTGAGGAAAGATAATGCCCCTTGATTCACATGATAGACCAGGGATTGAAGTAAAAGGTATTGGACAACTCGTTGAGGAAACTCTTCGTGATCGGGACGTTTTACTCATCGAAGAAAGAGAGGAGAAAGCCCAGTGGAAGTCCACACTCGCTGGATACATCTCAACTGTATTTGATACAAACATCCGCGCCCGGGAGGAATCTGGGATCAAACAGGAGATGATTAACTCAGCCTATCAAGCCAACGGGGAGTATACTCCCGAGGAGTTGCAGGCCATTGAGGATGAAGTTGAAATCTATATGGGGATCACCACCACAAAATCAAGGAATGGGAGGTCCTGGCTCAAAGAATTTATCCAGCCATCAAATGGTGACTGGCCTTTTTCCATAACTGGTACTCCTGTGGAGGATGTGCCGGAAGAGATTAAGGAACAAATCAAAGAAGCATTCGGGGAGGATCTGCAGAGACTTTCAGAAGAACTCGAAAAGGAATTTGCACAGGAACCCCCGGCACAACCCGGCCAACCCCCGGCACAACCAGGGCAACCTGCAGAAGCACCTAAGTCTGCACTCTTAGCCAGTAAGAAACTTCGATCAGCAAGCAAACTCCAGAGGGAAGTTGAGGAAGCACTTATTTCTGAGATCCATACACAGTCGGAGCATCAGATAGGGAGAGTCACAAAGAAGGTTGAGGACTCTCTGGTTGAAGGTGATTGGGATCTGGCTATGGCCCAGGTGATTGAGGATTTTACTATTTACCCCACAGCTTTTATGAAGGGACCTGTGGTTTGCAAGAAGAAGAAACTTGTTTGGGATAAGGGTATCGCAAAAGTATCTGAAGTTACATCCTTCCAAAATAAACGTGTGTCCCCTTTTGATGCCTACCCGACTGGATCAGCTGCCACTATCTATGATGGGGATTTTTGTGAGCACCTCCGCTTAACCAAGAAAGATCTAAGTGAGTTCATAGGTCTCCCTACGAGCACTGGTTATTATGATGTAGCAATTAAAGAACTTCTGGCAATGGAACCAAACTCTGGGTCATTCGGTATCCATGAGGCAGGCCTGGAAGAGGATAAGGCCCGGATTGAGAAGAGAGGTTCGGCTAACCATGCCAGTGTCGGTATTTATCATGGTGTACATTTCTGGGGAAGTCTTTCCGTAAAGCAACTCAGAACATTTGGATACCCAGAGCAGGAACTGTTGAATAAAGGTGATTGGGAACAGCTCGAAGTAGAGGTCATTGTTGTTGGATCTAAAATTGTCAAATGCAAAATTAATGCTGATCCCCTTGGTCGGCGGCCGTATTACTCTGCATCCTACCAGACCCGGGCCGGTTCTATCTGGGGTAAATCTCTCCCATATCTGATGAGAGATATTCAGAAGATGTGCAATGCCTGTGCCCGGTCACTGGCTGATAACATGGGTATGTCCAGTCGTCCTATGTGTGCAATCCTTGTGGACCGGTTGGCTGACGACGGAGACATTACGGATCATGCCAGAGATAGGTTGTGGCAGTTTACCAGTGACCCTCAGGGTAACGGTGGGAAACCGATAGAGTATTGCAGTGTGCCTTCCCATGCCAAAGAGCTGATGAATGTATATGACTCTTTTGAGTTGAAGGCGGATGATGTAACTGGGATTCCACGGTATGCCTATGGAAATGACAACGTAGGTGCTGCTGCACAGACAGCAAAGGGCCTATCAATGCTCTTGGAATCTGCCTCGAAGGGTATCAAAGATTCTGCAAAGAACTTCGGTAGAGGTATTATACAACCTCGTGTGAAGTATGAATTTTATATGCAGCTACTCCTGGCCAAGGAAAATGAGGAGCCATTAAATTATACAGGAGATGTCCATGTAGTTGTCCATGCCACAGAAGCAATTACCATCAGGGCCGCCGAGATCGAGCAACAGAATGAACTCTTGAAGATGGCCCTTGGAAGCCCCCAGATTATGTCCTTACTTGGTCTTGAGGGTATCGGTACTATTCTACGTTCCATATTTAGCAAGATAGGTTTGCCGGAAGATGCCATCCCTGGTGCTCTTGATCTCAGAGAGAAACAGAAGGAGTCTGAGAAGAAGGAAGCAGAGCAGATGAAGGCACAACAGCAGGGTCAGAATGAGAAAACGTCTGCCGGTGTGGAGGCTGTCAAGATCCAGGCCCAGGCCACCGACCAGGCCAATGCAAGAAGTGTTGAGCAGAAAGAAAGAGAGAGTCTGCGGAAAGAACAAACTGACAATAAGAAGTTAGGACTGGACGCTGCCAGAATTGAACAGCAGGACAGACAGATAAATACTAAGGCCATGACTGATGACAAAAAAGTGGAAGCTAAAGTCACCACCGATAAACAGAAGTTGGCTGTGGATATTCAGAAAAACCTTCAACCAAAAGTATAAAAGGATTGCAGATATATGAGCAATAGGAGAGAAAACCTGCGCAAAGAATTGCAGGAAATAAAGAATCAGGCCTGTCAGGAACCATCTGTTTGTATTCGGATGGTTCTGGCCCGCCATATCAAGGAAACTCAACTGTCGTATAATAAAACTACAGGTGACCACAGATATTGCCAGGGCGCACTCCATGCTCTTGAGGGATTTCTGTCGGACATCACACGAAAACCTTAATGGTTTGTCTCCCGAGAGACAGGATTATTGTCTGGTAGAAGCTGTCGAGCCAAAGCCACCCACAAAATCCTATACTCAGGGACCCGCAGATCAAAAAACAACGAGGCATGATTTAATGACCTACAAAGAGTTACGACTCGACCGTATGAAAAAGAAGGAAGCCGAATTATTGGAGCAAGCCCAGGGAGAAAACGGTTTGGGAGTTAATAGCAACTCCAACCCTGCTGGCCCTAACGTATCGCCAGATGACCCAACGAAAGTCACCCGTGATGCCGACAAAGGTCAGGAACCCGTAGGCAACCTACAGAAGAATGAGGAACCCAAAACTCTTGACTATTGGAAAAATCGTTGCATAACCGCTGAGGGCCGGTTCAATAAGGCCAAGCCCAAGTACGATGACAATATGTTCAAGATGCGCCAGGAAGCAGATGGTCTGAAAGAAAGCATTGCGAAACTCCAGGCCAAAGTTGTCAAACTCTCTACTCCTACAAACGAGTTTGAGAAGATTGACAATGAGCATACCCGAAATGTCCTTGGTGATGAAGTTGTAAAAAGTATCAAGGAGACCCTGAAAGAGACCAGGGAGCTGGCTAACAAGCAGGCTAAGGACTTTGCAACTGAGAATGCACACAGGGACGCAAGTCGTTCCTATGATACTTTCTTTGACGCTGTGAAGGATTCTATTAAAGGTGATATGGACAAGATCAATAGTGATCCAGCCTTCCATGAATTCCTTGATGGTAACTCAACCCAAGCAGGCCATACCTACAGACAGCTTTTTGATGCCGCTGCTAAATCCCAGGACGCTAATGACGTTTCTGATTTCTTCAACACATTCCTTGAGATCCAAACCAAAGAGCCCCAGACGGTTCAGGACTCGGTGAACAACCGAATAGGTCCTACAGGAAATCAAGGGAATGCTCAGGAAGGGAAAGTCATAGTGACTGATTCCCTCACAATTGCAGATGTCAATAAGTTCAAGGGTGACATGGCAAGAGGTGCTTACAAAGGTCGTCATTCAGAAATGGTCGCTATGCAGGACCGGATCGAGACGGCATACTTGAATGGAACACTTCAATAATCTTTAATATAATAGGAGTATAAGATGGCTGATTATGATGTAGCAAATCGGAACTATGCTTCCAGTGGGGATATTCGTTATTCCCCGGAAGTTTTCTCTATGAAGGTAATGCGTATCTTCACAGAGTCCACAGTCCACAACGAAATCTGCAATAATGATTACGAAGGGGACATCAAGGGCAAGGGTGATACTGTTGCAATCCGTGTTGCTCCGAATACTTTCACCACTCGTATTTATGATGTGAATGCCGACCTGATCTATGACGGTGACAGCGCAGGTGGTGGTATTGATCCCCTGGGTGATAATGCCCGTCAGTTGAATATCGACCAGGGTGCGTATAATGCGTTTTCTCTGGATGATGTAGATGACATGCAGTCTGACCTGGGCCTTATGGAGATTTTTGCAGAACGTGCATCCAACTCCCTGAAGATTGATGTTGACAGAGAAGTTCTTCTGCATATGGCAACCCGTGCCATGGATACCGCCGCCGCCGCCGCCGCAGGTTGGGCAACTAACTCCACAGGTAATGAGGGTGCCCTGGCAGGTAAAGTTTCTGCTTCTTGGGACCTCGGTAGTGCTACTGCAGCAGGATGTATTGCAATTGATGGTACCAATGCTGTTGACTACATTGCCGACCTGGGTTCCGTCCTGGATGAGGCTGATGTACCCGATGATGGCCGCTGGTGTACTCTCCCTGCATGGTATACCAACATGCTGAAGAAGAGTGATCTGAAATCTGC